GATAATGGATGCGCGTTCCCGGTTAGAATCATCGTAATTGCACCAGCCCGGAGGAAGGGTCATGCAAAGCTGTTCCTGCATGATTTCACCAAGGTTGGGAGGAACTTCCCGGTTGTTGACGCGCAGGTGCTTGTCCATTTGCTCCACCCAAGTCGAGTAATCCCACGCATGGGAAATGAATCCATCCACCGGGTCCCGGTAACGGAATCCATCCGGAGGACAAGGCCCGCGCAGGGCATTAATAAGAGCGAGCTTGGCCATAGGTAGTTTCCAGTTGTCGTTTGGCAAGGAAGCGTTTCCACGGTGAATCCATCCGGCTGCGTGGATCATAGGTGCCGCTTTCCTTGGGAGAAAGCCCAAGGCGTTTAGAGCAAACCTGCGCCATTACCACGGCGTTATCGGCAAGGTCAGGGCTTTTCCGGGTGCGATCCCGCATCTTCACCTTGGTTTCCAAGGAAATCAGTGGCCCTCGCATGGACCACCAGCGACGGCAAAACTCGATGGCAGTTTCGTTATCCAATCCACGGATCTGGCCGTTCAACACAAGTAACCGGAAAAAGAACCAGAGATAGGTAACCATGCGATCGTATTCCTGATCGGCAGGTTTGGGATTGGTGTCGCTTACCGGATCTTTCGGGGTGCGAGCGCCGAACTCGATCCCGAGAACTTCCCGGCTCCATTCCCGGTGGAAAATAGAAAGTAGCCCTGCGCCTTCTCCGGTTGAATCCAGCCCGAAAAAATAAGGTTCTATGTTCCGGGCAATGCAGTGCTCCTTCACCTGACGGACGATCTGGTAATGAGTCGGATCATCGGAGCGAATGGTTGTCCGGATATATTCAAAATCACCGAGCAGCAACGTGCGCTTGTTATCCACCCTGCCGCATCTGCCAAAGCGAAGAACGCATCTGTCTCCGCCATCAAAGGCCGGGTCCAGTGAAGCCACATCCACGGCCTCCTGATCGAAGCTGCACTGGTTTTGCGCTCCCGACATGATGATCATCGGCATGTTGAGGACGGTCTTGGTGATACCTTCCGGTGCCCAAAATCCACGGCGCATCTGCCAGAACTGAGGAGAATCAGCACCGTAAACTTCGATGGTGGTGTCAATGTTGGCCTGATTAAGAAGTCCGGGCGCTTTGATTGTCGGATCAAGCACCAGCGGGCTTTTCAGGCCATCCAAGTGAATGCAAATGCCGCGCTTGGTTTCCCACTGTTCGCTATCCACGCTGATTGAATCCCAGCCGCGCTTGGGTTCACACATCCGCCCATGCGGATCGAGTTGATCATCGGCGTTGCCTACGCCCTTGAACTCGAAGATCTCCGCGCCTGTTTCAAGGTTCACACAGGCTTCCACGATTGCTTCAGGCGTATAAGGCATCTCATCCACGCACACGATCATCTTTTTGGCATGGAATCCGATGATTTTCCCCAACGCCTTCTCGATTTCTCCCTTGTCGGTGGCAATTCCAAAGATGCCAGCGTTATCGTGCCCTTTGCGAAACTGAATGCAATTGCGGCTCTGAATGATGTTACCAAAAAGAGGACGCAGCCTCCAGAACTGAGAAATCTCTTTCCAGATTCGCCTGCGCAAGCCATCAAGGGTCGTGGAAGTGCAAATGACAACAGTGTTGGCCGGATCAGAATACCACGCAGAAAGAGCGTAAAGGGCCATGGCTGTGGTTTTCCAGCTTGCTGCAGGTCCAGTGACAGTGACCCAAGGGTTCTCCGCAAATCCGCGCATCATGCGCTCAGTCCAATCGTTCCAGTAGAAAGTTCCGGGAATATGTGCGTTCCATGTCAGGTCAATGGCGTTACGCAGATGCTGATAACGCCCCAGCCCCAGAGGAGGATTATTGGCAAAACACCAGAACTCTATGGCGCGCTGATCTTCAGTCGGGAAAGTTTTCCCATACATAAGCAACATCGCGCTTGGTTGTGACCTTTACAGTCAGCCACGCCCTGAAACAATTCCGTTCGTAAATCTGCAGGAGAAAGATCGGGTTGTTGTTTAGATAATTTTTTTCGATGACCCGACGCCTGCCTTTCATTCAATAACGGTTGCTTTTGCCAGCATCTCCTGAGGATTGTCCTTCACGGGAGCAGCACCAATCAGGATGGCTCCCTCGATAAGCTCGCTTTCGCCTTCAGCAGGCCAAATGGTGTTGTAAACGGACGCGACATCACGCACCTGCCGGGCACGGCTCAAAGGATCTTTGGTTTCTTTCTTAGCCTGCTTGGAAGCATTGTTGACGTATTGCGCAAGGTTGATGGTGGATTCCTCTTTATGCTTCGCCATGGCTTTGAGTAACGCAGTAGCAACATCATCCTGCGGAAGGGAAGGATCACCATTGATACCGGAAGTGTGCGTCAACCGATCAGCCTTCTTCCACTTGTAACGCCTGCACCAGCAGGAAACCGTTCCATAGGAAAGCTTGGCCTGCCTCGCAGCCTCTCTCGGGCCGTAAACAGCTACGAGAGCCTTCACAGCATCACGGTTGATACTCCAGTCACGCTGCTTTGCCATGGAAATGCACCATGAATCCGCTTCGTGGTTTTTCCAAGTGTAATTTTTTAAGATGAATGGGGTGGGAAGGTTTAGGAAGGAAATGTCTGGGTAAACTTTTAGGTGGAAATCTCTGGGTAACTAGCCCCCCCTACCCCCCCGACGATGCAAAAAAAGCAATCTGGGGCGCGGGCATAGGGGCGGCTACCCTCCCGGAATGCGTTTAGATTGCTTTATGCGGCCTTGTGCGTGCGCGCTTTAAGCCTTGCCTATAAGGGTGCATTGTGCGATACCTCGCCGTCTCTGAACGGCTTACGACCTCTCGGTTGCTGAACGGATGCGCTCCTCTCTCTGTAATCTGTACAGCACAAAGCCCTACAGGAAACCGTGTAGGCTTCGCTGTAGGGCTTGCTGTGCTTCGTTCTCCCCCGGTCTTATATCTCCGGCAGTTCGACAACTCTCGGACGCTCTGGGAGCGAATCTCGCCGCTTTGCGAGGTATTCGTCGAAGCTTTGGGGATTGCCTGTTTCCATGTAGTATTTCAGGCACTTCTCCCGCAACGCTCCAAACTCAAAGAGCTTTGCAATTTCGTGCTGTCCTGCATTGTGGTGCGCTTGTGCGCAAATCCTCAACGCGCTCTCATAATCAAACATACGTTGTTTTTCCTCTCTAATGGTTGCCAAGTTTGCGCGTGCCCAGCCGATACATCAGACATCCGTTCGATGCCCACGTAATCACTCCGACTTGGCCGCGATTGTTCCTGATATGCCAGCCGACCTTTAATCGGCTGTTTTTCCAGTCGCTGATTGGCAGGCTTTGCACAGGATTGGACTGCGCATTGCCGTTGCCGTTACCTTCCGTCATCGACATGACGGCTTGCCTCGTCTGCTAACCTCTCCAACTGCTCATCTGGCGTCTCACCGTCCAGCGGTTGCGTTTCATCCCACTCGTCGTGGCGAGCGTAGAAGTCCAGCATTTCCCCCTTGGTCATTTTGTTACCGCTTCGGTCCCAAATAACCTCTCCCGGTGGATATGTGGCCGATTCGTAGCCGTTACGTCCGTAATGCTCGTAAGCAGCTTCTACATAGCCCCGATTGTGATAGCCTGCCCCGTATCCAGACTTCCAACTCCTGCGCCAGCCTGACATTGTGTCGAGTCTGCTGCCGGGGTCGAACGGCAAGCGTGCGTTGGCATACTTGGCGTAAAACCCTGCGAACTTGTCCACCATGCGGAACGTCTCGCTGAGCTTGGCATAAGCGTGCAAGCCGTGCGCGTCGTAGTAACCGACTCCGAAGTTTACCCCGGCGCATCCGATATCCAGACTGGAGATGTCGCTAAAGCTCCCATCTCCAACCACGAACCCGTTTTTGCGCATTACCCTTCGCAACCGTTTCGTGTCGTGCTGATAGAGGACGACATCCGTCCCGCTTCGGTCGAAGCTGAAACACCAGTTGTAATCCTTCTCAGCGATGAACAATTCAGCGGAGGAGCATCCCACTTCCTCCCCGGTTGTGAGCAGCAGGTCACAGGTTATGCCCATTGCCGGGAGCATCCGGGTTATCACATAGACGCCCAACCGATCATCAAGCCTCGGACAGAGCAACACTTGCTCGCCTTTGCACTTGAATATCGAGGCATAGGCCGAACTCTGAACCGTATCGACATGCGCGATTGCCAGAACCGCAGAGCCGTTATCCTTGAACGTATAGGTCGCGCCTTCGTATTTACCCTGACTCACTACGGTTCCCATGTCGGCAAAATCGCTCTCATGACGACTGGCAATCCGGCAGAAATCCGAAAAGCTCCAGACGTATTTGGCAGGTCGTTGCGCTTTCAATTTTCCACCTCGCTTTCCAGCCTGTCCACCTCGGCCTGCGCTTCCTCAACTGCTGCCTCGGCCTCCTCAACCTTGTTTCTAAGGTCGTCCAGTTTTTCCTGCGCTTTGTCCAGAGTAGCTTTCGCCTCCTCCAGCTTGTCCTGAAGGATTGACTCCCGGCAATTATTGCACAGCCTGTCACCGTCAAACCTCCGCACGGCATCTGACGTGAAAGCGTTGCAGCAATTGTCACACGTTACAGAGCAACCTTCGCAAACGGTTAGCGTGTGGCCGTAGCGATCCTCTGCCCTGACTGTCTCATCTGCATGGATTCGATCCTCGCAGACTTCGCAATAATAACGCTCGTCCTCAATATCGGGCCATCCCAGATCGTGCTTGGAAAAGCCCTCAATTTTGGAGTGTTCACCAATGAGGTAACCCACTGCGCCGTTTATCCACAAAACCCCATCGTCGTAGCCGTTATTCAGTAGGTTAATCCGCTTGTAGGAGCATCCGAACTTTAACGCGAGGAGCCTTGCAAAGTTCAGTGTCGATTCGCCGTAGCCGTTAAACACCACGACGACGTTGCGTCTGACTTCGGCAAGCCACGCTCGCGCATAGCCCCGGATGTGACTCCACACAATCGGGTCACCCTCCTTGATTGTGTAAGCGTCTCGCGCCTTGTAAGCCCTGACCGCGAAACCATGTTTTTCGATCATGCTTTTTGCGCCCGACTTTTCACCCCAAAAACAACTGCCATTATCCCCGAACTGTCCATCCTGCCAGTCGATGCTGTCAGTCATGTCCATCACAATCGTCTGAGCTTTGGACGCATGGAGTTTGCCCCGGTTGCCAAGCTCGGTGACAATTTCCGGCGAGAGCTTTACTTGCCAGTTTTTGTAGTAGTAGCTTGTGATTCGCTTCGGCAGCGTGCCCCGGTTGGTTGTCCACACCCACTCAAACTCCTTCGGAAGCGGGTGATAGTCGCGCTTTGTTTCGCTCCATTTTCCGGTGGTTTCGTCCAGACC